CCATGGAACTTGAGGCTGAAGCAGATGAAAAAAATGGCTGGACGCGCTACAATCCAGACACGCCTGAACAAGCGGCTCCCGTGGTAAACACATTGGAGATTAAGCGCCGCCGGTCTAAGCCGGTAGAGGAAACAATCGAAGGAGTTTGAACATGGCAACGTATACCGCTGGCGAGCAAATCAACCGAGCATTGCGACTGCTAGGTATACTGGCCGAAGGCGAGACGCCTTCCGCATCCATGTCCAACGACGCCTTGATGGCGATGAACCAGATGATTGAGTCGTGGAACACAGAGCGTTTGTCTGTGTTTTGCACTCAAGATCAAGTTTTTAACTGGCCATCAAGCCAGATCAAGCGCACGCTTGGCCCAACTGGTGACTTTGTCGGCAACCGCCCCGTGTTGTTTGACGACGCGACATATTTCAAAGCGCCAAGCGGCGTTTCTTACGGTATCAAATTTATCAATCAACAGCAGTACGACGGTATTGCTGTTAAGAATGTCACATCGACATTCCCGCAAGTTATCTTTGTAAACATGACATACCCAAATGCGGAAATGTATGTTTACCCAATGCCTACTCAAACGCTTGAGTGGCATTTTATCTCTGTGCAAGAGTTGACGCAACCCGCAACGCTTGACACGCAACTGAACTTCCCGCCTGGCTATCTGCGTGCCTTCACCTACAACTTGGCCATGGAATTTGCTCCTGAGTTTGGCGTTGAGCCAAGCCCACAAGTGCAGCGCATCGCCATGACTTCTAAGCGTAATTTGAAGCGCATCAACAACCCAGACGATGTGATGGCACTGCCCTACGCTTTGGTGGCCAACCGCCAGCGCTTCAACATCTATGCGGGTAACTACTAATGAAGACGCCGATTCTTGGCAGCAGTTACGTTGCACGCAGCGTCAACGCTGCCGACAACCGCATGGTGAATCTGTTCCCCGAGGCTATTCCCGAAGGCGGCAAAGAGGCGGCGTACCTTCAACGAGCGCCTGGCCTTCGTAAACTGGCCACTGTAGGCTCTGGCCCTGTTCGCGGTCTGTGGACACTTGGCGAATACGGTTACGCTGTGTCTGACCAGACGTTTTATCAGATCAACAAAGACTGGACATACACCGCGCTTGGCACGGTTAATGGCACAGGCCCTGTCAGTATGTCTGACAATGGTGTTCAGATTTTTATTGCTTGCAACCCAAGCGGTTTTATCTACAACACGCAGACTGGCCAGTTTGTGCAGATTTCTGACCCAGACTTCCCAGGCGCTGTGACCGTGGGTTATCTAGACGGCTACTTTGTTTTTAATCCACCTGACAGCCAACAAATTTGGGTGACTTCTTTGTTGGACGGCACATCCGTTGACCCGCTTGACTTTGCAAGCGCTGAAGGTGCGCCAGACGGCTTGGTGGCGTTGATTGTTGATCACCGCGAGGCTTGGCTGTTTGGAACTAACTCGGTTGAAGTTTGGTACGACGCAGGCACGCCTGACTTCCCATTACAACGCATCCAAGGCGCATTTAACGAGATCGGTTGCATAGCCCCCTACTCGGTTGCAAAACTGGATAACGGTCTGTTTTGGCTTGGTGCTGATGCCCGTGGCCGTGGTATTGTTTATCGTGCTAATGGTTATACGGGTGTTAGGGTTTCTACCCATGCGATTGAATGGCAGATTCAAGAGTACGGCAACATCTCTGACGCAATTGCTTACACATACCAACAAGACGGCCACGCCTTTTATGTGCTGACTTTCCCATCAGCCAACGCCACTTGGGTGTACGATGTGGCTACTCAGGCTTGGCATGAGCGTGCTGGCTTTGACAACGGTTACTTCACACGTCACTGGTCAAACTGCCAGATGGCGTTTAACAGCGAAGTCGTTGTGGGCGACTACGCCAACGGCAACATCTATGCGTTTGACCTTGATGTTTACTCAGACGATGGTCAGATTCAAAAGTGGCTACGCTCATGGCGTGCGCTACCGACAGGGCAAAACAACCTAAACCGTTCAGCGCACCACACTTTGCAACTTGACGCGCAGGCTGGTCACTATTTAGTTGGCACTGCGTCGATCATTGCTCAATACCTAACTACTGAGTCGGGCGACTTACTGATTACTGAAAATGATGAGTATTTGATTGACGAAACCGCAGGCTCGGCAACAGTTAACAAAGCGCCTGAGTTCATGCTGCGTTGGTCAGATGACGGTGGCCACACATGGTCAAACGAACATTGGTCTAGCGGTGGCGCCGTGGGTGCTTACGGCACTCGTATCTTTTGGCGTCGCCTTGGCATGACATTGAAACTGCGCGACAGGGTCTACGAGTTGTCAGGCACTGACCCAATCCAAATTGCTATTATGGGCGCTGAACTACACGCGAGCGCAACCAATGCTTAATGTCACGCAAATCCCCGCCTTACGGGTTCCTTTCATTGACCCCAACACGGGCTTGATTTCGCGTGAATGGTATCGCTTTCTTTTAAATTTGTTCACGCTGACTGGTAGTGGCAACAACCAGATTACGCTGGACGACATCCAAGTTGGCCCACCATCACATCAGAACTTGGTTGAACTGGCCTTGGCACAAGCCTTTGGCCTAACGCCGCCAGTGCAGCCGATTTCTTCGCCAGACTATTTTAGTAATGCCGCGCCAACGTCTTTGGTGTCGGCGCCTGACTATTTTAACAATGCACCCCCTGCTGCTATTGGAGTAGGCACAGTCACTAGCGTTGACGCCACAGTCCCTTCGTTTTTAAGCGTCTCTGGCGTGCCGATCACCACGGCGGGCACTATCGCTATTACCTACAGCGGAACGGCGCTTCCTGTGGCCAATGGTGGCACTGGCTCTACCTCTTTAACTGGCGCTGGCATTGTCACAATCTCAGACAGCCAAGTCATCACAGGCCAAAAGTCTTTTACCAGCCCCACTAGCCAGTTCCTTGGTCTTACCTATGCCACATCGGACGGTGGATCAGGCAGTAACGCATACTTTGGTGAAAATGCTGCGTATGCCACAATTGGCGGTGTTAACGGTGTTGTGTTGGCTAGTGGCTCAACTTTTCCTGGCACTGGCCGCTATGTAGGTGACTCGGTTTCTTGGCGCCCTTATGTAGATGCAACTTACAGTTGCGGCACTGGATCCCAGCGCTGGAGCAGTATGCACACCGTCAACTTGGCCGTTAGCGGCACAGTCACTAGCGGCACTTGGAATGGCTCAGTTATTGGCACGGCTTACGGCGGCACTGGTAGCAGTTCTTTGACTGGCGCGGGGATTGTTACAACAACCGCCAATCAAACAATCAGCGGGCAAAAATCTTTTACCAGTTATACCAATCAATTCCTTGGCATCACTTATGCTACTTCTGACGGCATTTCAGCAAGTAATGCTTATTTTGGTGAAAGCAGCGCATACGCCGTTGTCGGCGGCGTTAGTGGCGTTGTATTGGCTGACGGGGTAACTTATCCAGGAACCGCCCGATATGTGGGTGATTCTGTTTCTTTCCGTCCTTTTGCCGACGCTTCTTACAGCCTTGGCACTGGCCCACAGCGCTGGACAGCCGTGTACGCTGTTAATGGCACAATCCAGACATCGGACGGCAACGAAAAACAACAGATTGAAGAACTAAGCGCTGCTGAGTTGGCCGTGGCCAAACGCATCAAGGGCTTGATTCGTAAGTTTAAGTTCAATGATTCAGTCGCCGAAAAGGGCGACGGAGCGCGAATCCACGTTGGCGTGATCGCACAAGATGTCCATGATGCTTTCGTTGCGGAAGGTCTGGATCCCTATAAATATGGTTTGTTTTGCAGTGACACATGGACTACACTAGATGGAACTTCCAAAACTCGTTTAGGCGTGCGTTACGAAGAATTATTGGCTTTTGTCATCGCCGCACTTTAAGGAAAAACATGACTGCAATGCTATCCCCCAGCCCAAAACTACAGTTCTTTGCGTCTAGCGGTGACTTGCTAGTTGGCGGCAAACTCTACACATACCAAGCTGGCACGACAACGCCCCTGACGACTTATGTTGACTCGGCTGGTGTAACTGCCAACACCAACCCAATCATCTTGGATTCGCGTGGCGAAGCTAATGTGTGGCTTGGCTCTGGCTCATACAAATTTAAACTGACCACATCTACAGACACCGAGATTTGGACAGTTGACAACATCACATCAATTGATGCGTTTATTACAACTTTGTCTGGTGCAACTGGTTCGTCTTTGGTCGGTTACACACCGTCTGGCACTGGCGCAGTCACAACGACTGTGCAGGCTAAACTTCGCCAGACATTGAGCGTTAAAGACTTTGGCGCTACGGGTGACGGCACGACAGATGACACGACAGCATTCCAAAACGCGTTGACTGCGGCTGCTGGCAAGTCCTTGTATGTCCCCAACGGCACATACCTTTGCACAGGCCTGACAATCTATAGCGGCACAAACATGTATGGCGATTCGCCTACAACTTCTATTATCAAAGCCAAGGGTACTCTGGGCGCGTCAACTGCGCTATTGAAGAACCCTAACCAATCTGGCACGGCTTACTCTTACACAGATGTTGGTATTAGCATTAGCAATATCCGCTTTGATGGTAACAACTTAGGTTCGCGCACGGCTGAGTTGGTGTCGTTTGGCAAGGTTAATGATTTACACATTACCAATTGCCAAGTTTTCAACGTGCAATACATTGGTCTGGCCTTGGCGGGTTGTTTGGCCGCAGTTGTGTCAAGTTGCTCGTTTACTGAGTGCGGAAGTGATAGCGTCATCATTGAGGGTGGCGCAGCGTTGTGGATGGGGCCAGCAGGCGACACCACCATATCGTTTGATGTGAGCGTTACTGAGTGTAACTTTAACAACAACAACTGGTCGGCCATGTACGCCAATGGCAACCGCCTGTCGATCATTGGTAATTACTTGTCGAGCAACAAAGAGTCGGGCATTTTTATGACCGGCAGCAACAACGTCATTTCTAACAACTGGATCAGCGGCCAGACCAAGAAGTACATTTCTGCGTCTGGTATTGAAGTTGGTGGCGGCTTCCACACAATCAGCGGTAACTTTATTGGCGACACCGATAGCGACTGCATTTCATTGACCGATGTGCAATACGCCACGATCACGGGTAATACTTTGTATAACCCAAGACGCGACAGCGCCTCGTTCCCTAACGCAAGCTGTGTTGGATTTATCTCACTGACCGCAAGCCCTAACCAGCCGCGCTACATCTTGATCGTTGGCAACAACATGTGGGCTCCCGCAAGCGATGCTTACGCTGCTGTGTACTTCTACGGCACGGCTTCTGGCCCTCAGTACATCACAGTCAACGACAACCAGATGAACGGCAACAGTTGGACATCTGGCCAAGCGATTTTCGTTACGCCTAACCAAGCGTCCATCTCGCAGATTTTCCGCGATAACCCAGGCGCGTTTGATGTGTTTGACTATGGTGGTTATGCAGTTGGTCGCTACTACGCTGGTGAAGCGCTAACCCCCGCAGCCTCTGGTACTTTGGCTATTTCAGCAAACATCATGTACGCCACGCCATTCGTTGTGCGTCAGCAACAGTTGTGGACAAAGATCGGTTGCAATGTCACAACTGGCACGGCTGGCGTGTTTGCGTACCTTGGCGTTTACCGTATGGAAAACGGCATCCCTACAACGCGAGTGCTAGACGCTGGCGCTTTGGGTCTAGAGTCATCTGGCACTAAAGAGATCACAATTTCACAAGTCTTGCCTGCTGGCATGTACGCCATTATTTTGCTTGCCAACAATTCAGGCGCAACTGTCAAAGCAGGCACTTTGAGTGACGCTGCTGTTGCCGCTGTTGGCGTGGCCGCCATTGGTACGGCTGACACCGTGATAAGAGGTTCTGCCACCTACGGCACACTGCCCGCCACATTCCCTGCTGTCACCTACGCAACAGGCAGCAGTCCCTTGTTTACCTTGCGCTATGGAGTTTAAAAATGACAGTAACAGCAAAAAATTTGGTCGAAGGCACGATTGTTCCCGCAACAGACACAACCGTCTATACCGCGCCTGCCAACACCACCACCATTATTGACAAGGTCACCACGGCCAACTATGACGTCACTTCGCGTGTTGTGACGATCAGCATTGTGGCGGCTGGCGCTTCAGTGGGCGACGCCTACTACATCGCCAAGCGTACATTGGCGGCCAAAGAGACTTACATCTGGCCAGAAGTTGTGGGTCAGATTTTGAACGCTGGTGATTTTGTTTCAGTAATTGCTAGTAATGCAACAGGCATTAACTTTCGCTTGAGTGGACGCGAGATCACATGACAACTGAATTAGTAGACAACCGCGAATTAGGCCTAAAAATAGGTTATGCGGCGACGGATTGGGGTCAACCTATTTCGTTTGAGGTCTACCAAGAAGTTATGAAAGAATGGATAATTCAGACTATTGTTCGAGATGGCCGTTGCATTGGCGCTGTCTATCGAAAAGGGGATGAATTACATGTTTCAATTACGCCAGAATGGCGTCGTCGATGGATAACAAAAGGTCTGTTGCAAAAGCTGTTTAATAAAAACAGAGTTGTGACCAAAGTTAGCCCAGGGCATGATTACATGTATGACATACTAAGCAGGCTGGGATTCAAAAAGACTTTTGACAATTGGATGGTCAAGGAGAATTAAAATGGGAATTGAAACCGCAATTTTAGGCAGCGCTTTAATTGGCGCAAACGCAACTAGCCGAGCCGCCAAAGCACAAGTTGCAGGCGCTGATCAAGCCACGCAACTTCAGCGTGAAATGTTCAATAAGCAAATTGAACTTCAGCAGCCATTCCAAGAAGCGGGCGTCAACGCGCTGGCTAAGATGCAAAAGGGTGTGGTATCTGATTACATGGATCCAGCCTATCAATTTCGTTTGGGTGAAGGCTTAAAAGCCCTAGACCGTCAAGCCGCCGCCCGTGGTGGTTTGATCTCTGGCGGCGCTTTAAAAGCCGCACAGCGCTACGGTCAAGACTACGCATCCCAAGAATTTGGCAATGCTTACAACCGCCTTGCAGCCATGGCTGGTATTGGCCAGACAGCAACTGGTGCGATGGGCAGCGCCGCAGGCAACTTTGGCACTAATGCAGGCAACAATTACATGGGCGCTGCTAACGCGCGCGCTTCTGGCTATGTCGGCGGCGCTAATACATTAGCTGGCGGTTTAAATCAATACATGAATTACACCCAAGGCCAACAAAATAACCAACTAATGTCACGACTTTTTGGTCAAAATACTGGTAATGCTGGCACAGCAATTAACTCATACTTTTCTCCTGTTGGCGGCGCAACAGTGCCCATGCAACCTGGTGGAGGTTACTAATCATGGCTATTAACCCAAGCATCGCTTTAGGCTTTAGACCAACTACTGAGTTGCAAATTCAGTCGCCAGTTAATCAAATGGCGCAGTTGATGCAATTGCGTCAAGCGCAAAGTCAAAATGAGTTAGCGCAATACCAACTTGGTGCGGCGCAACGTGCGGAAGAACAACAGTCTAATTTGTACAACGCATCGCGTAAGCCTGACTTTAAATTAGATTTTCAAACTGCTATTCAATACGGCCCACCAGGTATTGCCGCATATAAAGCGCAACAAGATGTTGCTAAAACACAAGGTGAACTTGACGCGCAAGCAAGACAAGCAGCCACAAGCCGCGCTGATGCTTTTTCAACTGCGTTAGCGCCGCTTGTTGTCGCTGTACAAGCTAAAAAGCCAATTACACATCAAGATGTATTTTCGCAAGCAAACCGCCTTGTTGCGCAAGGATTACTAAGAAAAGAAGATCTTGCGGCTATTCCAATGAACGCCGCTGAGTTGCCAAATTTTGTAATGAACATGGCAACAGCCACAGAAAATTCGCGTAAAGCGTTGCAAGCATATATGCCAGAAGCGCTTGTTGCTGGCGGAAATATCGTTAACAAAAATCCGTTGGCTGCTGGCGGCATAGGAAATGTGCTTGGCGATGTCTCAATGACTAAGTTTGAAGCTGGCCGTTTGCCAATTATGCAACAGCAAGCAAATATTGCGGCAGGGCAACTTAATGTATCGCAGGGCCAACTTAACGTGGCGCGCGATAGATTGGCGCAAGAAAATCAAGGTGTTACTTATCAACAAGACGCGCAAGGTAATTTTGTTGCGTTACCAACACGACTTTCTTCAGGCGCCACGCCTGTTGCAAAGCCAGTTACCGGCGAGGGCGGCGAACCTGTTAAAGGTAAACCATCGGCATTTGCTGAAAAGACTGCTGCGCAGCGAGCGCAAATGAGTAAAGACCTCGGCTTTGCAATTACACAATTAAGTGACATTACAAAAGATGGTGGTTTGATTGACCAATCTACTGGCAGCGGCGTTGGCCGACTTGCTGATATTGGCGCAGGATTTGTTGGTAAAGCTACGCCTGGTGCAATTGCTATTGGAAAGATTGCGCCGGTTGCAGATTTAGTGTTAAAAATGGTTCCTCGATTTGAAGGACCGCAGTCAAATAAAGATACTCAATCTTACAAAGAAGCCGCTGGTCAATTAGCAGACGCTACATTGCCAACAGAAATCAGAAAAGAAGCAGGAAAAACTGTTCTTCGTTTAATGCAAGAACGCAAAAATCAATTTGTAACCAATGATATGGCGGCTCAAGGCGTTGCTCCTACACAAATTGCACCTCCTCCCGGATTTACACCAGATTAAGGGCACGACATGGCTTTGCAAACTGCAACAAACCCTACAACTGGCGAGCGCGTTGTTTTGGTCGGCGACCAGTGGCAACCTATCACGCAATCTGCTACCAACAAACAAGGTGTTAAGGCATATCTTGTTGGCGGTAATTGGTTAACCGATGATGCACCTACTGCTGCAGTCACTGCACCTAGTGGTGCGGGCATTCCTGGACCGCGTGCAGGACCGTCCGTATATGGGGCCGCGCCATCAAACCCTATATTAAAAGCGTTGTACGCCCCCGCCGTTGGTTTTTATCGGGGCTTACAAGATATTACTGACACTGCTGCGATTGCGGCTACGGAAGCGTTGGGCATTAAAGGTGCGCGGGAAACAGCGGCGCAACAAAAACAACAATACCAACAAAATTACGGCGATTTAATGGGCGGCGACGTTGGCCGCATAGGTGGCCAAATAGTAGGTACACTGCCTGTGGGTGGTGCGATCGCTGCGCCGATAAAAAAAGCAGCCGAAATGGCGCCATCGTTAGCCAAATTTTTGACGCCATTGGCAACGTCTATTCAAAGCGCTGGATTTCAAACCGGCGTCAAGCCAGGCGTAGTTAATGTAGCAACAAAAGGCGTAGGCGGCGCTGTGGTAGGCGGCGCGTCTGCTGCAGCGGTTAACCCAGAAGACGTTGAAACGGGCGCGGCCATAGGAGCTGCAGTGCCTATGGTAGTTGCGCCATTAGTTGGTAAAGCGGTAACTTACGGGCGCAAAATTGCAGACCTAAAATCAGCCACATATTTGGATGCCGTTGAAGGCAAAGGTCAAGATATTATCAACGCTTTGCGCGACAAAGGAGCTGTAATTGTTCCTGGCTCTGCGCCAACTGCGGGCCAAGTGGCTGCGCCTGTTGGTGGGGCTAAATTTTCTGCGTTGCAACAAGAGTTGTCCGAGTTACCTGGTGTAGCCACTGAATACGCCGGCGCAGCAGCGCAAACAAACCAAGCCCGATTGGCGCAAGAAAAGCGTGTTCAACAACGGTTTCAAAATGTTGCGAGTAAAATTCAGGCAAAGATTGATCGTAATTTGGTCGATGTTAGCCCGTCTGAAATAGGCGATGCTTTGACCGCCGCCGCTAACGCTGAAAGACAGTCTGTCAAAGCTAACGTAACTCAACCCGCATATAAGGCTGCGTTTGACGCTGCAGGCGACGCGAAAATTGACATTTCAAATGTTGTCGCCGACGCTGAGCGTATCTTAGACCGTAAATTGTCCAGCTTTGCTACTGAGACTGCGCCAGACACTGTGCGCAAACTGCGTAGTTTTATACCTTCTACGCCTGAAGTGGAAGCAGTAACTATTGGTAAAGCCGGCTTTAAAACAGCAAGAACGCCCACACCGCCGCCAGCAACGCCTGAAGCCACATTACAACAGCTTGACGACGTTCGCAAAGCCATTAACGCTGACATTGCGGCGGCTTCCACAAGCAACGCGCCTATGGCGGCCACAACGCTACGCAATCTAAAACAGTTGCACGCCGCAATCGATGATGCGATTGGCAAAAGCACCACGTTGGCCGACGATGCTAAAACGCTGTACGCTGACGCCGTGTCTAAATATCGCACTGAGTACGCGCCTAGGTTTAAAGAAGGCGTCAACGCCAATTTGTTTAAACGCACTAGTTTAGGCGAAGATAAAATTCGACCTGAAGATGTTATAAACCGCTACTTTACGCCTAATGGTGAGTCGGAAGCGCGGCAATTTACCCAGTTGTTTGGTAACAACCCAGACGCGTTAAAAATTGCACGGGCGGGTATTGAAGACATCTATCGCAAAAAGGTCGCGCAAGGCGGTATGTCGCACGCTAATTTTATGCGGGATTACGGGCGTACTATTGATATCTATGATAACGCAGGGATGAATTTGCGCCAGCGTTTTGATGTTATCGACAAAGACGCGCAGCGGTTGGCGCGTGTTGAAGACATGGCCAAAGCAAACGGCAACAAACTGGCGCCGGCGTTACCCCCAGGGTCTAACGCCTTGGCGGTGGAAGCGCGTATCAGCGAACTGACCAAAGGGTTAGACAATCGTCAATTAACCGCAATTAATTCTGTGCGTGACGATTTAGCCCGCGAAGCTGAGTTTGAACGCTTGGCGTCTGCGGGCAGAAAAAGCGGTAAGGACGTAGGCCAGATAGCAACGCAAGCTGGTAAAGAATCTGGCGTGGCGCCTACGTCTGCTTTTTTATCTATGCCTATTACGATCTATAACGCGGTAGTTAAGCGATTACTAGGGGTTGTAGACGATAAGTTGGCCATGGAGTTGGCGCGTGAAATGTTAAGCCCAGCGGTTACTGCGGAGTCTATTCAAAAAGCAATGGCTCGGGAAGCCCAACAGCAAGCAACAAATCAATTGGCAAAGCAAATTGCACCCCGCGCTGCTGCCGCTGCCGCGCAAATGCCCGCGTCAGAAAACCGTAATGCTTTGGCCCAATAATGGATTACCAAGTTCTTTTCAACATCGCCGTAGCGGCGGCTGGTTTCTTTGGTGGCTGGGTGCTGAACAACATCTACAGATCACTGGAGCGCCTTGACACGGATGTTCGTGCCATGCCGCTGAACTATGTCACACGAGATGACTACCGCGTTGACATGCGCGACATCAAGGACATGCTTGGCAAAATCTTTGACAAACTGGATAATAAAGTTGACAAATGATTCCAATAGATCCGATAACGGCGCTTGAAGGACTACAAACTGCAATCAGTGTAGTCAAGAAAGCCAGCAAAGTCGCTAGTGATCTGGCGGGATTGGCTCCATCTATTTCGCGGATGTTTGACGCTCAAAGCACTGCTACTAAGGCAATGCTTCAGGCAAAGCGTACTGGGGGTAAATCTAATCTTGGTGCGGCGCTACAGATTGAGATGGCGCTTGACGAAGCAAAACGCTTTGAAGAACAGCTAAAGATGCTCTTTATGCAGACTGGCCGGATTGATGTGTGGAATGCCGCCAAAGCCCGTCAAGCTGAGATGGACAGGGACGATGCCAAAGAGATGGCA